CTGTTTAGCTGCGTCGTGTACCTGATGACGGCCCTGTCCACTGCCAACAATGAGATCACGATCCTCAAGTCTCGCGTTGCTGTGGTTGTGACCCAGGACAACAGGGCCATTCCGCCGCAGGGCACGACCATCGACATGGCTCAGATCCGTGAGCAACTGTCCAACCGGATCGAACAGGTGGAGCGTGATGCTGCAATTGCTCGTGGCAACATGACGCTGGACCGTGAGCGCAGCATGGCCGGGATTGAGCGTGGCCGACTGGAGATGGCGGCTGACGCGGCTGCCGCTCGCGCTGCGATCCGGTCTGACCTGACACGCATGATCACTGAGCTTGAGCGCCGCTTGGCGCTTCTAGAGGCCCGAAATGGAAGCCCTGCTCAACCTCGTTAGGACGGTAGCCCCGTCCATCGCCACTGCCGTTGGTGGCCCACTGGCCGGGATGGCAACTCGCGCTATCTCTGAAGCCCTTCTTGGCAAGCCGGATGGGACTGAGGAAGAGCTTCTAGAGGCAGCCAAGAGCGCCACACCGGAACAACTGCTCGCCTTGAAGCAGGCAGAAAATAATTTCGTGATCCGGATGCGTGAGCTTGATGTTGATCTTGAGCGCATCGCCAACGAGGATCGTAGTTCTGCCCGAGATCGAGAAGTTAAGACAGGCGACCACACGCCCAAGTTCCTTGCGGCTGCTGTGACCTTTGGCTTCTTCGGCGTTCTCTTCTGGATGATTGCTTACGGTCTGCCCGAGAACGGCGGCGAGGCAATGCTGGTTATGCTTGGCACTTTGGGTACGGCATGGGGCGCAATCGTCTCCTACTACTTCGGCTCTTCGGCTGGCTCTCGCGAGAAGACCCAGGCCATGAACAGGATCATGGGCAAGTGAAAGACAACTTCGAGCGCTGTCTGAAGTTCGTCCTCCACCATGAAGGTGGGTGGTCGGACCATCCCAGGGATCCTGGTGGTGCAACAATGAAGGGCGTGACCCTGGCCGTTTACAAGGAATACCTTGGTCGGGACGTGAGCAAGGAAGAGCTTCGTGCCATTCCAGACGCTCACCTCCATGATCTCTACCGCACCCGGTACTGGGACAAGGCTCGCTGCGACGAGTGGGCTCCTGGTGTGGACCTGTCTGTTTTCGATCTTGCGGTGAACGGCGGGACTGGTCGTGCAGCGAAGCTGCTCCAGCGTTGTGTTGGGGCAGTAGAGGACGGAGCAATCGGTCCAAAGACGGCGGCTGCTGTGAATGCGGTGCCCGCTAAGGATCTGATTATTCGCTTTGCTGACACTCGGCGTGAGTTTTATAAAAGCCTCAAGGCTTTTGAGACCTTCGGTCGCGGTTGGCTTCGCCGCACTGACGAGTGTGAACAGGAAGCCATCAAGATGGCAGGAGAATAGACATGATGAAGAAGCCGAAGATGCCCAAGGTTGGCGGCGGCATGAAGGATGCGTCGATGGCGATGCCGCGCTTCGGCGCTCGCGCGATGCGTCCAGGCGGTATGGCGAAGGGTGGCAAGATCCACGCTGACGCCGCGATGGACAAGAAGCTGATCCGCAAGGAGATCGCTCGCGCCGAGAAGATGGAAGACAAGGCCGAGAAGGGCATGAAGAAGGGCGGCTACGTCAAGAAGATGGCGGCTGGCGGCTCTGCTTCCAAGCGTGCCGATGGCGTTGCCACGCACGGCAAGACCAAGGGGAAGTTCATCTAATGGACCGCCGTCGTCGCGCGCCTTCCTACGAGGAAGACATGACCCCGCCGCGTGGTATGCGCGGCTTCCGTTCCAATGCCGTCCCGACCGACGAGCCGATGCCGCCGCGTCGTAGCTTCGAGGAGGACATGACGCCTCCTCGTGGCATGCGTGGCTTTGACCCTCGCATGGTCCCCACCGACGAGCCGCCGCCGGGCCGTCCTTCTCGCATGGCGAAGGGTGGGGCTGTTAAGTCTTCTGCCAGCAGCCGTGCCGATGGCTGCGCTACTCGGGGCAAGACCAAGGGCCGCATGGTGTGAAGAAGCAGGAGAAAATCGGGAAGGTCATGAGGGAGTTCAAAGAGGGCTCCCTCAAGTCGTCCAGTGGGCAGAAGGTGAAGAACCCGAAGCAGGCTGTGGCGATTGCTCTTTCCGAAGCTTCTCGCATGGCTGAGGGTGGGCGGGTTAAGCCGCAGAACCCGAAGCTGTGGTCTGCCGCCAAGAGCGCCGCCAAGGCCAAGTTCGACGTGTACCCCTCTGCCTATGCGAATGCCTGGGCATCCAAGGAGTACAAGAAGAAGGGTGGCACTTGGCGTGGGCCGGATAACAGGGTGTCTAAGAAGTGAAGGGCGGTCTGGGCAAATGGTTTGGTGAGAAGTGGGTGGACGTAAAGACCGGCAAGCCGTGTGGGCGAAGCGGGTCTGAGAAGTCCAAGCGCTCCTACCCTGCCTGCCGCCCAGCCGCTGCTGCTGCCAAGATGTCTTCTGGGCAGAAGGCCACGATGGCTAAAACGAAGACTGGGCCTGCTCGCAAGAGTTGGCCTATAAGCCCTAGTGGGAAAAGCAAGTCAGTGGCTCGCGTACACTCCAAGCTGGGGCGACCCTAAATGACCACCTCCGGCACAGCCGTCTGGAATCTGGAGATCGTTGATCTCATCGAGGAGGCGTATGAGCGTGCTGGCCTGGAGGCTCGCACGGGCTACGACTTCCGGACTGCGCGCCGCTCTCTGAACATCCTGTCGGCTGAGTGGTCCAACAGGGGTCTGAACCTGTGGACCGTGCAGGAACACAATGTCGTGCTCACGCCGGGCGTTAAGACCTACTCCCTGCCAGCCGACACGATTGACATCATCGAGACGATGATCCGGGTGAACACCAGTGGCTCTGCCCTGGACTACACCGTGTCTCGTATCGGCCTGGGCGATTATGCTGCCCTACCGAACAAGAACACGACGGGTCGTCCTCTCCAGATCTATGTGAACCGACAGGTGAACCCCAACTTCACGCTGTGGCCTGTACCCGATTTGCCGTACACGATCCTCTACTGGACGATGCGTCGGATCCAGGACGCCACTACGGCAACTGACGTAATGGACATGCCTGTCCGCTTTGTCCCCTGCCTTGTGGCGGGCCTTGCCTATCAGATCGCCATGAAGCGTCCGGAGGCTGCGGCCAGGATCCCGATGCTCAAGCAGGAATACCTGGAGCAGTTCCAGCTTGCGGCAGACGAAGATCGTGATCGCGCTCCTGCTCGCTTTGTGCCCTGGATGTCTTATCCATGAGTGTTAAGTTTGCTCGTGGCAATAAGGCCTATGCCTTCTGTGATCGGTGCTATCAGCGCTACGATCTGAAGGATCTTACTTGGCAAGTCGTGAACCAGATTCCGACTGGCCTAAAGGTGTGCGATGAGTGCAACGACGTTGACCATCCACAGTATCAGCTAGGTAAGTTCCCGATCAACGATCCGGTTGCTTTGCAGGATCCGAGACCGGATATTAACCCAGGCCGAAGCCTCTGCGGCTGGAACCCGGTTGGCAATTCTGCCACCACCACGAACGGCAACGTGGGCAACGTTGCTATCTTTGTAGGATAGGAGCGTATCATGAAGGGCAAAGCCCACACGCCGACCAGCATGGACATGAAGAAGTACGGGCGGAACATCGCTCGTGCCATGAACCAGACGGGCGGTGCCGTTTACGGCAAGAAGACCCCGGACGGCGTGAAGACGGTTGACGCGAGCGCGTATGACCTGAGGCCGGTTGCCGACAAGGGTATCCAGAAGGCTCCGAACGAAGCCATTGTTGCCAATGAAGGCTCGCCCAAGAAGCCCACGAAGATTCGTGGGACAGGCGCAGCCATCAAGGGTATCATGGCTCGCGGCCCGATGGGCTGAGGATTGGACGGCAATGAACTACGCGACGCTGGTAGCTCTGCTTCAGGACTACACGCAGAACTCCTCGACGGAGTTCGTTGCCGCCATTCCTGACATCGTAAAGCTGGCTGAGGATCGGATTTACCAGTCCGTTCAGATCCCGACCCTCAAGCGCAATGCCACGTCCAACTTCACGTCGGGCAACAAGTACCTAGCTGCTCCGACTGACTTCCTGGCAGCATACTCGATGGCCGTGAAAAGCGCGTCCGGTGTGTACGCCTACATGCTGGAGAAGGAGGTTGGATATATCAACGAGGCGTTCCCGAACCCCGCCGCGACGGGCGTGCCTCGCTACTACGCTCTTTTCAACGACGCCACCTTTGTTGTCGCGCCTACTCCGAACGCCTTCCTTGAGGTTGAGCTTCACTACTTCTATGAGCCGCCGAGCATTGTGGACACGGGCACGTCCTGGCTTGGCGACAACACGGAGAGCGTCCTGTTCTATGGGGCGCTGTGTGAAGCTTACACCTACATGAAGGGCGATGCTGATCTCGTCGCTCTCTATCGCCAGCGGTACGACGAGGCTCTTGCTCGCCTGAAGAACCTGGGTGAAGGCATGGATAAGCGCGACAACTTCCGACTTGATATGCCGCGTATCGCGCCGACCTAGGATTAGCCGATGGCAATCGTTCAAGCCTTCTGCACGAGCTTCAAGAAGCAGCTTCTTGAGGGCGTGCATGACTTCCGGGCTGTTGGTGGAGACACGTTCAAGATCGCCCTCTACACGGAGGCTGCGAACCTGAACTCCACGACGCTTGCCTACTCCACGACCGGGGAAATCTCTGGAGGCGGCTACACTGCTGGCGGCCTAGCTCTCACAAACATAGGACCAACCGAGTACAACTTGGCTGGTGTCTGCTCATTCCAGACAGCGACGTGGCTGGCTGCGACGTTCTCGGCTCGTGGGGCAGTGATCTACAACACGACCCCGGCGCATACCTACACCAACCCGGCTTGCCTTGTGTTAGACTTCGGCACGACGAGGTTCGCCGTGAACAACAGGTTTGAGGTTCAGTTTCCTCAGATCACTGATCTCAGCGCGATTGTAAGGATCAACTGAGATGCCATTCATTATCGCTGATCGCGTTCGAGAGAGCAGCACCACGACCGGCACGGGCAACCTTACGCTTGCTGGTGCCGTTGTCGGGTTTCAGACGTTCGATGCCGTCCTCGATACGGGGGATACGACGTTCTATGTGGCTGCCGACCAGGGTGGTCCCAACTGGGAAGTTGGCATTGGTACGTTCACGGCCCCGTCCACTCTGGCTCGCACGACGATTCTCTCGTCTAGCAACGGGGGCAGCATCGTAAACTTCGGTGCTGGCACGAAGGATGTCTTCATTAGTCTGCCTGCCAGCAGGACGGTTCAGTCCGTCAGTGGCGGCTCTACCGGCCTTACTCCGTCTACTGATTCGGTTGGAGCGGTAACCCTTGGGGGCACGCTGGCTGTTGGTAGTGGCGGCACTGGTGCGACGACGGCCCCTAATGCCCTGACGAATCTGGGCGCTGTTGCTAAGATTGGCGATACGATGACCGGCGTTCTTGGCATTGTGCCAGGGACTGTTTCTGCCCCAGGTCTCACGTTTTCGGGCGATACCAATACGGGCATCTACTCTCCTGGGGCTGACACCATCGCCTTTGTTGAGGGCGGCGTTGAGGCACTTCGTATCAACAGCAATGCTCAGACCGAGTTTTCGCTGGGCACGGTTTCCCTGCCATCCATCACGGCCACAGGCGACACAAACACCGGCATCTTCTTCCCTGCCGCTGACACGGTTGCGATTGTCGAGGGCGGCACAGAGGCGCTTCGGATCAACAGCGACGCCCAGGCCGTGTTCACGGCTGGCACGCCTTCTCTGCCGTCGATCACAACGACCGGGGACCCCAACACTGGCGTCTTCTTCCCTGCTGCCGATACGGTGGCTCTCGTCACGAATGGGGCAGAAGACTTCAGAGTTGGTCCTGCTGGGCAGATCGGTCTTCAGGGCGCCAACTACGGTACGTCCGGTCAGGTCCTGACCTCTAACGGCGCTGCTGCGGCGCCTTCTTGGCAGAGCCCGGCTGGCGCTGGCGTGACTTCTTTCAACACCAGGACGGGTGCCGTCACGCTGTCCTCTGGTGATGTGACTACCGCACTGGGCTACACGCCCTTCAGCACAGGGGGCGGCTCGGTGAGCGGTGGCGGTGTTGCCAGCACTGCGACTACGACATGGCCGCTTCGGGGAAGCATCACGGGTAATGCTAATTTTGGCAAAGCCCTGTTGGTGGAAGCTGGCGGTTCCGGCGGCGACGGCCCGCAAATCCATTTCCACAAGCCCAGCGTACGTCAGTGGGGCATCGGCATCAAGAATGGCTCTTTTGAAGGCGACTTCTTCACATTCAACGTTGATGGCAACCAATCTAGCTTTGGCGCCCAGACGGTTCTGTTTTCTCCTGCCGGTCAGGTGTGGACATCCAACTACGGATGGCTGCACGACTTTTTCTTCTGGAACATTTCCAACTGTGCGAACTGCGGTGGTATGCAGGGCTGGGGTTACGGCAACTGCCCTAACTACAGCTTCAACTACCTCAGCGCGCTGAACTGCTTTGTAACTGGCGGTCAGCTGAACGACGGAGGCGCCACAATTTCCAGATCTGACTACTTTGACTCGTTCAAGTTTAATTGCAACTGCGCGTGCAACTGCTGATCCGAAAAGAGACAGACATGCAGAACGTCTATCGCTTTAACAGACCCAAGGGTCTTCAGTCGGCAATTGTTGCCATTAGAGACGATAGCGCCGTGATCAACTTCCAGGGGTCCATTCCGGACCGTTCTTTTGATGGCGTTGGCGAATATCCCATCGTGGCAGGTCCCCCGATAAGTTTTTCGCTTTCTCTTTCAGAGCTTATTGCGCTTCCAGGTTTCGACTCTGGCGCAATGATGATCTGCGACGTAGCGAAGCTGGTAAACGGCCAGCCTGCGGAGTGGAAGAACATTTTCGTTGACACTTACCTTGGTCGGCGTTCAGTGCGCGCAGTGATTTCTGAGACTGCTGTTAATACGCCCAATGGCTTCAATGCGGCCATCAGAGTTCTTGTGCCTTCAAGGCACATTACCTCCATGCGGCAGTGTAAGTGGATGTTCTGTATGTCTAGCGCAGAGAGCGTCCTTCAGATCAACGATAACGTTGATGAGCTTGTGAATGCTGACGACTTCACTGGAAAGCAGTTTCAGCCCACCATAACGGGTCCATCGGTGGTGGGCTCTGGCGCCACTGAGACGTTCTCAATCCAACTTTGCTCCTCCGAAGGTGATGCGATGGCCCTGCCTGCTGACATATATGTCGAGGCCACGGCTGGCGTGCTGAACCGATCCCGTGTTTCGCTTGACGCTAGCGGCATGGGCGCTTTCGAGGTTGCCGCAGTTGGTCTTTTGGCGGGAGATCAGATCAAGCTAAAGGCCGGATTTCGCTACTTCCCAGGAGCATTTGAGAAGATAATTACCGTCTCATGATACTGCGACGCGCAGTTCCTTCGATGAGTTTCCCAGCTTTCCTTGATGTTGTGTTTACGCCCAGGGTTGTTGGCGTCACCAACTACATCGAGATTGCCAGGGAGACCTACGAGGAAGCAGAGAGACCCACTGATTGTTCAGTTGGTGGTGGGCGCTCTTTGGCCTTCCAGTCCGATATCAGGGTTGGATTTCTGCCCCCTATAGCAACTGGGGCTTACCATCATCGTTTCCCCTGTGCGCGTCTGACCCGACCACTGCGTCGAGGCGAAGAGCTTGCTGCGCACCTTGCTGGTAGGTTTTTTGCGGCTCGGTCCTTTTCCGTCTTGGACCTTGATGATCCATCGCTGGGTCGGCGTGAGCTTGAAGACGGGGCGGTCTGGACGCTTGGCATCGACTACGAGGGATATCTTCGTCCGATCTACAACGCCCTTGCCTACGAGGGTGATGGGGGAATGCACCCGCTGCGTTCAACGCGGCAGCTTGGGGCGCCGTCTTGCCTCTTCATCTACCAGCCGTTCTCGGACACCCCACTGAATGAGTGCGGCGCGACGCTCAAGCACCACAAGGAGCTTGGCTTCATATC